ATAGCAAAGCTAGTTGTGTTTACGGTTAAGTCAGTAAGTAACGGTAAGTGATATGCTTCTACAGTACCACCACTATTATTCTCCCTGCCGATATAGAGCTTTTTACTGCCCTGAGCTATCGCTAATTCACCTGCGATAACTGCGCTATCTCCGGGGGCGGTAGTACCATTATAAACACTTCGTTTGATTTGTAGGGTATTAGCCATTAGCTATATCCTCCGCCATCTACTGTTCCTGATATGCCACTCACGACTATTTCGTTCCAGCTATCCTCGTCTCTAACGTAGAATTTGTCATCATCGGTATCATACCAAATGTCTCCTTCTACTGCAGCTACGGGTGTACCTGGTTGAGCGGCTGTTTTTCCATCCAGTCTCTGTAAGGCATCTTCTACATTTTTAGTACTAGATAGATTGCCTGCTAGATTAACTGGGATTGCACTTGCCCTTATCGAAAAAGATTCTTGAGTTTTCGAGGCATTTTGTGTGCCAAAGCTTTTACTTGAAGCTTGATTTGAAATTTTTGTTGATATTGCCATTATGCTACTGATGCAGTAAATGTATCTGAAATCCTTGTGGCTCCAGCTGATACAACTACATCTCCTTGTACTTGTCTTGTGTATATGTCTGCTGCTCCTGATGTATCCTTTTGTACTAAATCCCATACACCTTCAAACGTATCTGTAAAAAATCTTGTTGCTATACCCGGTAAAGATATAGTAACAGTATCCGCTGACTGGTCAGCAACTATAGTAAGAGGAACTACATTCACAGCATCTTGACTCCATGCTGAGCCTCCCCATTTCGGACCTTGAAACTCAGTATGCTCCTTGTCAAGTGTGATTACCGCAGCATATTCATGAGTAGATAGTATATCAAGGTCATCAAATGTTATTACCATTTCAAAATCATGATTCTGAAGAATCTGAATATCGGTATAGTTTTCTGAAGTTATCATTTAGTATAACAATACTACGTCAGTTGAACTAGACTTTGTTGCACATATAGGATATGTATGCCCTTTTATCAACCAAAACGCAACAACTGTGTCAGCAACTGTTAAATTAACACTAGCTGATGTGCCTGTCATATGAACCGCTCTACACGGGTCTTGGGCATTTCCTGTTGCTGCGACTGCTTTGATATATGGGGCAACACTCTCCTGAGGAGTGTAATCCTGTATTCCTTTAGCCATGTTTTACTCCTTATTAATTAATCACAAATGCAAGTATACTCTAGAAAGACAGTACCACTGCCTGCTGGAGTCTTAGCTTCAAAAACAGACATAGCCTGTGTTACCTGAGGTATCACGAAAACATCCTTATTCGCTACTGATAATGTAGTAATTAAGGTTGTAGCCCCGGCTGTGCCTACATATATAGAAATATCAGCATTAGCCGCAGCATCTACATCTTTATCTGCTGTTGTCTTACCGCTATTCCTTAATATGAGAGTGCCTGATGTTTTCGCTACACAAGCATCACCTGCATCTACAATCTGCTCAGCAGTATCAGCTGCTAACTCATTACCTGCTACCGAATTGTAGGTTATATCATCATCTGTGGCTATTTCTGTTAGATGAGAACCACCAGTAAAATATCCAGTTGGCAATGCTGATTGTAATAAACCAACAGTTGCATCTGGCTGGTCATTCTCACCTGTGATGTCCATGTAAGTAGAGACTGCTACGTCTACTCTTGTTTTTACACTAAATGTCGCCATTTTTTTCTCCTATCTTATTGCGTAAGGCTGCATTGGTATAGTAACAAAAACATTATTTCTATTACTCTCATTATCAGCCAATTTATTATAAAACTGTTTCATAAAATACTCTTTTGCTTGTACATCTCCCTTTCTTTCTGCCATATGAGCTTTCAAGTATTCTACTACTGCCAACGATAAAACTCTATTCAAATTAACATGAGATAACTCCGTTGGTGAAGTAGCTTCAGTTAAACTTGCATCAGCTGTTGTTTCAGGGTCTTCATCAACAAAAGGCTTCGTTAAAGCAGTATACTCAATCCTCAATCCATCCGTAATTGCTTCATCTGGATAGATAAAATCTGCATTAGCACTATTTACTCTACCATTAGAATCAACTGGACCAAGAGTATTCTTCCTAAATTTATAAAGACGAAGAACCTTACCATGTCTCTTATAATAGTAATTCTTATTAGTATCGTAACTCATTATCCTAAATCTTTATCTTCTGATACTAACGGGTCATCCATTAATCTTCTAATTCTTTTATATTTATTACCATCTTCTGTATCTAATACAGATACACTATCTAAAGCTATAACATCAGTAGGAAGATTATAATCTCTTTGGTCTTCAACTATACTTTGTTTATCATTTTTAAGAACAACTTCATGGGTACTCTGTATCTGCGTAATAGCATCTTTAACAAAAGCAATAGCTAACTTAGTCTCTCTAGTATTAGCTCTTTCCATCATTTCTAATACTGTCACGATGTAGCCCCCTGTTCTTGTCTTTGACTTTGCTGTTGCTGAGGTGGAGCTGTTGCCGCCCCACTAATAGCTGATAATTCTTGTATAGCTCGTTGATAATAGTCTCTAGAACTTCCAAATACTGCTTGACTCTTATTCATATATGTACCAGCTACCTGCATCCTTGTTCCTGCTTCTTCAAGATAACCTCTTGCTTCTGCTATGTCTGAACCATGCTTTGCAATTTTAGTTTGTACTAGAGCAGAATATTTACCAAGCTTTTGAGTAAAGTTTTGGATATCCTTAGTCATAACTTGTACTGCTTTATTAAGTTCTGCGCTATATCTTCCCATTTCAGAAGTAAACTGAGCATTAGCCTTTTGAACATCTGCTCCGTATATACCTACTGTACTATTAATTCTTTGTATCTCCTTAGTTAACCCTGCATTATAATTAGCAACATCACTATTAACCCTCTGTGCTTCTTTACCAACTTCCTGTTGATATTTACTCATATCACCATTGAACTTTTGTAATATTTTACCCAACTCAGCATTATAGATAGCAACATCAGCATTTACCCTTTGTGACTCTTTAGACAATTCTACATTATATGTAGATGTTCTAGATTGATGCTTTGCAGATTCACCTTGCAATTCTGTGGTATACTTATTAATCCCAGAACCAAATTCTTGTAATATCGTATTAATCTCTGCTGTATACTTACTTAAGTTAGCCTGAATCCTAGCACTCTCAGTTTGCACATCAGCATTATAAGATGTAATAAGGGCTTGATACTCCTGTACTGCCCTTTGGAATTCACTACTCCATATCTTTAATCCAGAATCAACTCTTGTTGTCTCTTTAGCTAACTCTGCTTGATATGCTTGTACATCTACCCCTGCTTTGGCAGCTTCTTTCTCAAATTCTGCCCTGTAAGCATTTAATTCTTCTCTATATCTAGACACTTCAGTTTCCATCTCTATTTGGTATCTCTTAATACCATTTTCAATTCTGCTAGTTTCTTTCTGTATCTCTAGAGCATAGTTCTCTGCTTTTGTCTTATGAATATTAACAGAAGCGTCTAACTCTTTAGTATATCTAGTGGTCTCGGCTTCTATCCTTGTCTTCTCTCCCTCTAATTCTGCACCAAATATCTTAATATCTTGTTCACTCTTACTTGTTACAAATTGAAGTTCTGTTTGATATTTCTGTAACTCGTTCTGTACTCTAACGGATTCCTTATTAACATCCTCTTTCAATCTTGTGAGTTCAGTATTAATTCTTGTTTTCTCTTTATCAAGCTCTAGTTGATACCCCTGAGTTTCAGCAGATATTCTAGTTTGCTCTGCCTGAGACTCTAATTGATACTTTTGTAGTTGAGAATCAATTCTTTTAGCTTCTTTATTAAAATCTCCCATATATTTATCTAATTGGGCTTTAATTCTACTTCCTTCTGCATCTATCTTAGCTTTATATCTTTCGGTATCCGTCTTAACACGCACTGCTTCATTTTGAGCATCAGTAGTATATAGTTGAACCATACTCTGAAATCTTTGTGTCTCCGTACCAACTGAGCTTCTATGATTGTCAATAAGTTGTTGTTGTTTCCCTATCTCTGCATTTGCCCTTTGTAGTTCTGCACTTACACCAGATAAGGTAGTATTTACCATATCAGGGTCTTCATCTTCTAACCAATAGATAGCTGATTTAGAAGTTACATCTTCGTCACTTATAGCATCATTTTCAAATCCAGTTAATAATATAGATTTAGCATTATTTAAAGCAGCATCTACACCTGAATGGTCTATTGAAAAAGAAGCATCATTAATAAATGTAGGTAATGTAGTTGATAATGAAAACCCACCTGGAAATGTTACTCCACTTATATCAAAATCATCTGGAAGAGCAGCCCCAACTGCTAAATCTGTTGGAAACACACTCTGTAATGAAAATGCAGTAGGTAAACTTGCTTCAACCTTTACTGGTCCTGGAACTATTGTTGACAACTGAAAGAGAGGTAAGTCAGTAGTCATCTCATTCTCCATGCTATTAGGTAGACTTTTTATAGTACTAATAGGGGCTGGAGGAACACCATTAAACTCAAAGGTTGGAAAATCTACTGTAATATTCATTTCAGAAGGAAAAGTAGCCTGAACATTAATAGACATAGGAAATGCCCTAGTTAGAACAAAATCTGCAGGTAAGTCCTTTGTCATATTGATTTCATCAGGAAATGCCTTTCCAAAAGAAAAAGTTGGTATAGCACTATCTACACCAAATGTTGCAACATCCGTATCAATATCTGGCAAATCACCTAAAGTAGGCAAGTCTGTGCTTATTACTAAATCAGTAGGCAGTGAACTTGTAACATTAATTGTAGAAGGTTCATCAAGACCAGTAACATCTAAAGAGGGTAAAGTATTGGAAATGCTTATTCCATTTGGAACTGCAGTTGTATAACTAAACTCTGATGGTAAGTCTTTTGTAACACTAAATGTAGGAAGTGCTTCAGACACAACAAGGTCTAAATCAATACTCGGAATAGATATAGCAACATCATTAGTATCCGTTGTTAAGTCTAAACTAGGCATATTAGACCTAAATAATGCCAATAAACCAGTAGTGGCAGTTGTGATTTCCTTTACTTCGTTCTCACAGCTAGTCCTATAACTACTTACAAGTCGTAAGCAATCAAGAGAAGCAGCATATAGAATAGCTATATTCTCGTATTCTACTAATATCCAGCTTTCATCATTCTCATCTATCACAGGTGGGGCAGAATAAACAACCACACCTTTATCTCCAGTTGTAGTTGATAGAGTAGTTTCAGTACCTCCTAAAGGAGTATATGTTTGGTCTCCTGAAGTAGCATTATAATCAGGGTCTGGTTTAATAAAAATCTTTCCTCCTAATTTGTAGTATTTAGGGAACATCTCTGTTGCAGTCAATAAACTGCCAGCCTCATCAAAGATATGTATACTTTTATCTGGTGCTTCTGAGCATACTCTCTTTTTGTCGCTATCATATCTATAAACAGCTAATATCTTATCATATGCTATAGCAGAGCCTGCTCCTAGATTGGTATTATCCGTATCATCAGTATCCCAACCATTTATCTCAGTCTCAGTGGCAACAGTCCATAGAAACTTCTCTGGAAGAGAAGATAGTATGAACTTAGCACCAGCATTAATATACTCTACTAGATGTCTAGCTTTAGTACCGTGACCGGTAATATTATTGACTTTTTCCCAAATCTTCATAAGAAAATAACACGGCTAGGCTCCAAACCGGAGAAAGGAGGGTTAAAAGCGGGAAGGAGCTTCGCCATGTATTTAGTTTAGATTACTTCCAAACTGCGTGTGATTCAGGCATTTGCCACTCGAATCCACATTCGGTAAGAATCATATCTACACGTTTGTCAATACCAGAATTTTCTAGTGATTGAACACCGGCATAGATAGCAGTATCACGATTAACGCCATTACCGACCAATGGACGGTATTTGACATTATTCAGATTAACTCCAAGGATACTTACTGCGGAACCATCAAGAGCAATACAACGAGAAACATTCATGTCCCCATAGACAGTACTAAAAGTAGTCATGTCTAGTCCGAGAACTTTCTTTCTTCCCGTAATAGCTAAGTCTGCTCTGATTTGTTCATCAAGTTGGAGGTTCTTCGAGAAGAATCCACCAATTTTATGTAACCAGTTGTAGACTTCAGTACTACAGAAGTAGACTGTTGCTCTAGATTGGTTATAACGAGGGTCAACATAACTTGACATATCATCAAGGAAGTCATCAATAGTCTTCGCAGTTGTCCAACTAAAGATGTTACCATACTTCAAGACATAATCAATTGCACCTTGAGTGTGACCTACACCAGCAGCATCTTCACCCTGCGCTCCGAAAAGCCCAGCATATTCAATTTCCCACTTGTGTTCAATCAACTTATCACGCCAAACACGCGCCCATTCATTGGGTTCGTATTTAAGTGCAGTTGCTCTTGCAGTATTAGTCATGCCAAATTCAGACCTAAAAATCTGAGTTTGTCCATAACCTGTACTGTATGGATTGTCTTTCCATGATTGCCCAAGTAATGAACTTCCTTCTTCATATGAAGTACCTGCTACTTGCACACGCATAGCTTCAAGATTACCAGAAGAGCCTTCGGCTCCTGAGATTTCCTTGTCGTATACTTGTGTTACAGGTTTGTTACTTGCATAAGAAGTAAGATAACCACTCGCAGCCCTAACAACCTCACCGGTTACCAGTTTACATTTCATTATACTCTCATCGACTTCACCAGCCTTATCGACTTCAGCTCCTACAGAAGTTACCTTCAGTAAGATATAGTCGCTAATAACAGTTGAGCCTTGAGCAGTCGCAGAAACATTGACTCTGAGAATTTGGTTAGGCATTAGGAATTCTGGAGCAGTTCCATCAGCGCCTACAGCAATCGCTCCGTTTGCTTGCTTGTAGACATTTTGTAAGTTACCAGCGGACGCATAATCAGTAGCCATATAGAGCTTCAAAGTATCTTGAAGCGCAATGGTGGTATCACCACCATATGCAGTCACGTGTGCATCAGCAAAGTTATCAGTAGAGCCAGCATGGATTGAACCAACTACATAACAGTAGCGTTTCATCCAAGATTGTCTCTTTTCTGTGAACTTAAACTGAGGGTCGTCTACTGGGGATTTTGACACTGCTGACACAAACCGGAAAAATGGGGTTTGGTCAATTGCAAGTTCAGCAAACCTCTCGGAGAAGTCATATCGTCTCCTGAGGTCACCAGTTGATAGACCTGACGCAGCTATAGCCTTACTAGATTCGGATAATGCAGAACTGGTAGCTAGTTTCAGAGGGGTACTCTGAGGATAGCTTGTATCAGCCATTTTATTTACCTTTTAGTTAAGGGTTATAGTCCTAGTTCAGAGACTCTTTCACCTACACCTAAAAGTTTATCGAATACTTGGTCATCAAGTGACTGTTCTTCTCTTGGTGCTGTACCCACAGATGCCAAGCTTTGAGGAGTTTTTCGTACATTCTTCATCTGGTCCATCACCTCAGTTCTCGTATTACTCGCAACATTATCAGCTGCTGATTCACGATTCTTGAGATAATATACATCATCTAAAGTAAGTTTACGATTCTTTGCAAAATCAACAAGGTCATCATAATCTCCATCAGATATCTCGTACTTTGAACGAAAACTTCGTTCTTCATTACGTTGTCTATCCTTAACTTGTTGGTCATTTGCAAATTGTCCTAATCTTCTCTGTACAACTCCGTCCACTGTGGCATTAAATAGTTTCGCACTATCAGAACTAGGATTGGTCACTGCGTCATCACTATCAAACACAAAGTCCTCATCTATTCCTAATCTACCTTTTAAGTCAGTAGGCGTTGAGCCTCCACCCTCAAAATAATCTTTCACATGAGAGATTAAATTAGGGTCTTCTTTCATCGCATCGAGAATAGGTAAATATGGTTCAAGGTCTCTTAACTGCTGGTTAAGCCGTTTAGCTTCCCTAGATGAATCACTATACCTCTTCTCTAAAGTAGCAACATTTTCGTTACTACTAACGGACTCTACAGGGTTCTCTTGTTGAGAAGTTGTCTGTGTTGTCTCTTCACTGATGGCACTCCCCATCACTTGTCTATCAAGCTGGTTAAAAAAATCATCAGATTGAGATTCAACAGCAACTGGGTCTTCCTGTGTAAGGTCTACACCACCAGAGTTATCAGTTATTATCTGTTGTTTACTCATTTTCACTCCTTTTTTGTGTTAACAATTTAATTTTATTTTCCTTTACTGTCAACTGCCTTTTTTTTGGATTCCTGAGCAGCCATTTTCATCACTTGTCTTGTCAATTTTTGTTCAGCTTCAGTCTCTAAATATTGTTTTTGAGCCTTTACATCACTTTCATTAATCTTCAATTTTATACCAGCCTGCACAATCTGTCTCTCAAGGGTTTCATTCTCTCCTTGAAGTTCTTTCATCTGGTCCTCCATCTGAGCAAGTTGATTTTGCATTTCAGTATATAGAGATTTTCTTTTTAAAAGTTGCTTTTTATTTCTTATATCAGTGACCTCAACCATTGCAATGTCATCAATCAACCCTCCTTCAAACCACTTGAAATACTCATCCTGCAAAGCCCATCTATTAATAGGCTGTGTAGAACCTGCAACTATCCTTACATCAAATCTAGCTGATTCATAATCGTTCCATCTTCCTATCACATCTCCAAAATCATTATAAATAGGAATATTAAGCTCTACTGCTGCGACTTCACCTTCACTAGCCCCAGCCTCTGGCTGAACAATTCTAAAAATTTTATTAGCCTTATATGTCTGTTGAGCTACGTGCTGAAACAATTTTCCAATCTGCTCAAGGGCAGGTTCAACAACATTATTAGTCCATTGTCTAATTCTTCTAGTTCCATATTCATCAAGAGCCAACATACCTCGATATGTATCATGCTGAGGTTCTCCAACTCCCTGCATTTGAGAAGCAATACCAGAAATATACTCCAAATCACTCTTACCTTCTTGAGTAATAGTATAAAACGCATTGTTTATTGGTACTGGTTGAACTGGAGTAGGGGCATCAAAACCTTGTCTATATTTTAACATAGCCCCGGGAGCAGAAGAATATTGTTCCCATTCCTCTTCGTCAACTGCTCCCTCAGTGTATAGCCATCTTAGATTAGAAGCAAGATTGGCATTATGAATCATAACTTGATGAGCTTTGTTAATCTCTTGTTGTTTTCCTATCATGGGAGTTACCGCCCCCATTGGATATGGTGTCCCAGTATGTGTATAACATATTGGAACTAACGGATAGCTATCTATATCTAATTCTTGTTCATAAAGAAAAGCATCTCCAGCAGTACAAGTCAACATAATTCTTTGTTGATTAAATTCAACAACATCTACAACCTGCTGTGCAAAAGTAGGCTCTTTAAGTAAGTCGTCAAAGACAACTTTCTCCATTACTTGTTGTTCAACCCTCCCTTTAGCGTCAATTAGTTTGCTTTGCAAACTAGCTTGTTGTTCTTCAATCTGCTTTTGAGCTTCCATTTGAAATTTTTCAAGCTCTAGAGTAGCTCTATCCTGAATCATTTCTCCAGCCTCTACAGCAGTTTTCAATTCTAATTCTTTTTCTTGAACCTGTACTTTTAACTCTTCTTGTAAGATTTCAGTCTCTTTTTGAACTTCAGCACGAATATCTTTCATTTGTTGAGGAGAAGGAGGATTCTTTATATAAGCATTGACCATTGGTACTTTTTTTCTAGCATATAACTCATAGAAATCAATCATCGCTTCTTGTTCACCAGTCTCAGGGTCATATATATCTGCCCAATTTATGTCACTATGTTGAATTGATTGACTTGCTTCTTTATCTCTTGACGATATTTGTTTAGACTCAGGAGAACCACTAGCCTTTTTAATTTTAGCCTTATACTTAGGCATAAGTTTAATAAGTTGGTCTTTAGGCATATTCTTCTGAATAATAATATAAGATGCATCTCTAAACATAATATCTCTTGAAGTAGGGTCTACATATACATCATAAGGGTCTACGGATGTAAACATTACTTCTCCCATACCCCTATCAGCATCAGGGTCTACAGTAATAGCAAAATAACCGACTCCTTTTACTAATGAATCATGTATAACCTGACCGAATAAACCTTTTCCACCAGAAAGATGCCAACAATACTCAGAAACAGCACTATGAAGTTGAGCTATATCAGTATCGCTTCCTTCTGACGCTACTGCCTGCCACTTAGGATTATTAGCAGTAATGAAGTATTTCATAATATCAATAGAAGGAGTTACACGATTTATAATAAAGTCTGGCATACCAGATTCAACTAACGCATCTCTCTCTTCTTGACTTAATTGGTCGTTTAAATAAAAATCATTAGCAGTTTGACTATCACTATACCACTTTCTCCTTGAATAATTGTTGCTCTTCCTCCACATATCGAGGACAACTTCTGCTTTCTTTGGTCTGCCTTTTTTAGCCATTATCGTAAATATTTCTTACAAGCTTCAATAAAATGCTCTGGGTCTCCCTTTCCACCCTCTGTATTGTAATATTTTTTCCAGTAATCAGCCTGACCTTCTATACTACTAGGCATCTTCTTAGGAACTCTCCAGTACTTCAGTCGGCAATGAATAATGCCTGCTGCTATGTTCTTTTCTAATATTTCTTCCCATATATTCTCATCAAAATCTTGCCAATGCTTTAAATCTACATAACTAGCCTTAGCACACTCTTGCATCAATTTAGGTCGATGTTTAAGATAGTGCATCAAATTATCTACCGCAGTTGCCGCTTCTACCTGCCAGAACGACCTAGCAGGTCCATCTCCCATTTGCCGAATATATTCATACCTACTTTCTACGATACCAGTGGCTAGTACTAGCTTGACAGCATCATCTGATGCAAATTTGCTCCCCATATCGGTACAAGTTCTCTTTACCAGCGATTTCATCTGAGAAATACTAATCATTTATGCGACTATCCAACTTTTTGCCCTTTTTTTAGTTTTATACGACTTTTTCTCTTTATTTTGCACTAAATTAGCTGGAAATGTGTACAAATTAGCATAATATAGCGCCTCAATGGTATCATCATGAGCCATTCTAGGTCCGAATGTAACAATTTCGTTAATCAAATCAAACTGATTCTCTTTTAAAAATATTGCTCCAAGTGAAAAACGACCAGAAAGACCACTATAAATACGATTTCTCTTCTGAGTCCCCCCAGGTTTCTCTGGAATTACGGAAATATTGAATTTGTTTAGTCTCCTCCTCTCATCATTGAGTGCTTGGAAGACTGACCTGTTCATTGCTACATCCTCCACGGTAGAACTTGTACAACTATACTTCTCATGAAGTTCCATAATATAGTCAACTACTCCCTTTTTGTCTATAATCTTGCCTTCTTTGTCTTTTGCACCTAAGGTTGGTATACTTCTATGTCTTTCATACTCTAATACATAGAGATTATTATTGACATCAACCGCAACAACCATGATAACAGAAAAGTCAGACTCTTTAGTATCAATATCAGTGGCAGGGTCACAGCCAATAAAAGTATTAACAGGCACTCTTTCGCCATCAATACTAATGTAGTTTTGTGAGTCAACTCTCTCATAAAATCCGTCATAGTATTGAATATGTTTGTAAGTCCATACTGCATCTTCTGC